TGCAATTACGTCATACGACGCTTACAAAATTAGATTAATAAAAAAGGTTATATTATGGCAACACTAAATTCGGATAAAACTCCACCAAAAACTGATATTAAATTTTCAGTAACATTATCAGAAGAACAAAAATTAGCAAAAGCAAAAATTATAGAAACACCATTTAATTTTATACTAGGTAAAGCTGGATCTGGTAAAACATTGTTAGCAGTTCAAATTGCATTGGACATGTTTTTTAAACGACGAATTGATAAAATTATCATGACCCGACCAACAGTATCAAATGAAGATAATGGCTTCTTACCGGGAACATTGCAAGAAAAAATGGATCCATGGTTAGTTCCGATTCGTAGCAACATGCGTAAGGTTTATAATAAACCGGAACTGTTAGATAAAATGGAAAAAGAAGAAAGTATTGAACTAGTATCATTAGCTCATTTTCGAGGAAGAACATTTGATAATGCAATTTGTATAGTTGATGAATTTCAAAATTTAACAAAACAACAACTGCAAATGGTATTATCTAGATTAGGTAAAGACAGTATTATGATTTTAACAGGCGATAGATATCAAGTAGATTTAAAATTTAATAATGATTCAGCAGTGCATGAAGTCCCTAAACTAAAACCATCGCAATTTGTAAATGAAATTATTTTAACAGATAATCATCGACACGTAGCGCTAAATGAAATTTTGGCTCTACTAAATGAAAAGTATTGATATTTATATAAAAAGGAAACAGAACAATGGATTATAGTATACAAAAACCAATATGGCCCGGAAGTTCATCGTTTACTACGGGATCAACTCCATTTGGATTTTTTGATTCCGATACAGCATTTCAAAGTCATGCTGACAAATTTGCGGTTGCAGCTGCACGACATCTAGGATATCCAATAATGGATATCGAATTGCAAGCAATAAATTTTTATACAGCATTTGAATCTGCTACTATTGAATATTCTAATCAAATCAATCAAGTTAACATTGTTAATAATTTGATGAATACATTAGGTGTTAATACCGCATCAAGTTTTTTAACAGGAACAGGGTTTACTGGACGATTAATTGGAAATTCATTTGGTTATATTACTAAATTATCAAAAGTATACGGAACTGAAGCTGACTCGGGCGGAAATTTGCAATGGCAAACATTGCGTGTGGATATGGTACCGGGACAGCAAACATATAGTTTAAAGACCGCAATATCTAAATCTTTAGGAATAACTGTAACAACAAGTTCAGTTGAAGTAAAACGAGTACTTCATAATGCCCCACCAGCAATTACTAGATTTTTTGATCCATTTGTTGGTACCGGAATGGGCTCACAAAACATGTTAGAAGGATTTGGATTTGGCGGAATGTCACCATCTGTTAGTTTCATGATGATGCCAATTCATGCTGATTTATTGCGAATACAAGGAATTGAATTCAATGATCAAATTAGAAAATCTGCATATAGTTTTGAAATACATGGAGATGACATTAAATTCTGGCCTGTGCCATCATCCGGTACTGGAAGTTCTATTGCAAATCCATATTTTGAGTCTGTTTATGTAAATTTTATATTTGACGATGCAAAAAATAATGAAGGGCTTTTATTCGGTAATAGTGCACTTTTAAACAACGTTGTAAGTGACGCATCAAATATACCATACACATATCAATCATACAGTAAAATTAATGATATGGGGCGTGCGTGGATCATTAAATACGGCCTTGCATCAGCCAAAGAAATGTTAGGACAAGTACGAGGAAAATATTCATCTGTTCCAATACCAAATGGCGAAGTAACATTGAATGGATCAGACTTAATTTCTCAGGGACAAGCAGAAAAAACTGAATTAATAACTCAATTACGAGAATTTTTAGATAAATTAACTAAAGAGGCAATGATTACTAGACAAAATGTTGAATCAACTCAAATGATGGAAATTCTTGGTAAAGTTCCATTAAAAATATATGTAGGTTAGCATTATTAATAAAAAATTGAATTTGATAAAATATATTTGCAATAACAAATTTATGGAGATATAAGATATGGCACTATTTGGGGGAGTTCGAGATGCCAAGTTTTTAGCATCAATTAACAGTGAATTAATTAATTCAATAATTGATACTGAAATTGAGTTTTTTAAATTGATATTAGAATCAACCAAATCCAACATATACGGCGAATCAGAAGCAAAAACATATTATGATTCAATACTATTACCGTGCATTATAACAAAAGAAGCAAAAACAGCTCAAATGGATGATTACGGACATACATATACAAGAACAGCACAATTTGGATTATCTAGAGATTTGCTAGAAACCGCAAATTTTTATCCAGAACCAGGGGATATTATTTTTTGGGACAATGAATATTATGAACTAGATAATGTAGAATCAAATCAATATTTTGTAGGAAAGAATCCAGATACATGGCCAAACGGTAGTACATCAGGATACAGTGTATCCGTTATATGTGATGCACACGCTACAAGACAAACACCTATAGGTATTACAAATTTAAGACGGGGCGGCGACAATAAATCGCCTGCATACAGAGGATAACTATGCCTATATTCAACAAACAAAATATTGATCAAAAAACAAATAAACCAACAACAATCGGTTCGCCTAATGTAACATTAAACAGATCATTACAAACTAGAAGAGATGATGATGTAATACGATCTCCAAAACGAACACTGTATGATATTGATTATGCCATTAAATGGTTTATTGAAAATGATATACGTCCACAAATTACAGCTGATCAAACATTGATTGATATTCCAATAATTTATGCAAACGGTGAAAAATGGGATAATGTGCAGCGTTTAGGATATTTGCGTGATGAAAAAGGTATGTTACAATCACCAGTTATAATGTTAAAACGAAACAGTGTAATAGAACGAGATAACATAAAAACTTTGGATGTAAATTATAATCCAAACGAAAACGTATTAACATATCGTTCTAAATACAATGAAAGAAATAGATATAATGATCCAATGCCTAATATTGGCAATCAAGGCGCTGCTCAAGATAAAATCTATATAATTAATATACCAAAATATGTTACAATAGAATATGATATGATGATTTGGTGCGATTTTACAATGCAATTAAATGATGTTGTAGAACAAATATTACCATATGGTAGATTTTCATGGGGAAATGGCCCTGAAAAATTTCCAACAACAATTGGATCAGTTAATTTTGAGACAATAAATACAGTAGGCGAAGATCGACTAGTACGAGCAACAATACCGTTAACGGTGTTAGCAACATTGTTATCTGAAACAGAAACTCAAATATCAACAATAAAAAAAATGTATGCCATTAAAAAAGTTGTGTTTGACACCAACATATATGTATCATCTGATTTATTTTCTACAACAGCAGTGCCTAGCAATATATTGCAAATGCAATCACATATTAATAATGGCGGTACCGCAAACATGTTCGGAGCAACATCAGGCATATTAACTGCAGACATAATAAACTATTTAACTAGTTTAACAGAACAAACAGCAACTTATTCTAATTCAACAACAGTAACCGTATCAGCATCAGCCGGAACAAATCCTGTTACAGGCGACACAGCAACAAAAAATGAATTCAATGTATATATAAACGGTCAATACATTGATAAATCAATATATACATGGACACCTAGTAATACAACATCGCAAACAATTGTATTTGATACAAGCATATTAGGATACACAATAACTGCTGCAGACACAATAATTATAAATGGAAGATGGGCATAATGGCTAGGCAATTTAAACCCGGACAATTACAAACGTTTAATGTCTATACACTTGAATAATGCTTGGATTATCAACATAAATTACATATATTAAAATAAAAAGGAAACAAGCTATGACCAAAAAACTAGATGAAGAACACTTATTATTAATTCAGCAATTACGGGATGAATTTGCAGAAAATTCTAATGTTGTAGGAAACAATTCAATTCGCATACTTATGTTGCAAAAAGAAATTGACAAATTAAATTCAAATCAGGATACAGCAATTGCCGAATTTGAAGCTTTGCAAATAAAAGAATCTGAATTATTAGAAACGTTGCGAGAACGATACGGCGAAGGACAAGTTAACATTAATGAAGGAACATTTACTCCTAGTACCGGTTTGGTTGAATAACATCATATTTATATAAAAAATATAGGAGTAATAAAATGGCAGAAAGAATAGTATCACCTGGAGTGTTTACAAAAGAAGTAGATCAATCATTTTTAGCAGGAGGAATTGCAAGTATAGGTGCAGCAATTGTAGGACCTACAACAAAAGGACCAGCATTAGTACCAACGCAAATTACAAGCTTTGCAGATTTTACAACAATATTTGGATCATATACAGATGATTCATATGTTCCGTTTGTGGTAAATGATTATTTAAGAAATGGCAACACAATAACAGTAACACGATTATTGTATGAAGATGGATACAAATTAACTAATGGTGCACTTGCAATAATTGCTGAATCAGGAAGTGCAGCGCCAGCAACCACAGCATCAGCATCACTCAATTTAACAAGTGCCGTTATAGTAGCATATACTGCTTCTTTTAGTGGAGTAAATGTAATCCTTTCCGGATCATCAGTTCAAAACGTATTTAATAATGCTACATCTTCTGGTGTAATTACATCGAATCCAACCAATTTTTATACAAATGCAACTATTGCAAGTACTGCTTCATTATCTGGTAATAATCTGATAATTTCTGCAAGTGCTGCGGGAATTGCAGGAAATTCATTATTTGTAATATCTGGATCAACAACTTCATCTTATGCTGGAGGCGCTAATGCTAGCACTGTTACTTCTCATGTAACTCATGTATTGCATCCAACAGAAACCATATCAAGCACCGGTGCAACAAATATATTTCAAAATTCAGCATTAGCAGATGCAGGATCGGGTTCATTTGCATTACAGATATCTGGATCATATCAAGTAGATACCACTATACCAGGATATAAAGCATTTTTAACTCCATTAACTGCTAATACTAGTTGTTCAATACAGTCAACAACGCCATCATATATAACTAGCATATTTGGTAAATCTCCAAAATCAAGAGACTATCCAGTATATGTTCAATACGAACATCCACAACCACAAACATTATTTAATAATCTAGGAAATGTAACACTTAAATTAGCAATAATATCAAACCATGCATTAGAAGCAGATTACAAAAATGCAGAAACACCATGGATCACTTCACAAAAACAAGGTTCAACAGCTAAAGATCTATTTAAATTTTATACAATTTCTCATGGCACTAGTGCAAATCATGAATTAAAAATTGGAATTTCAAATATAAAATTTCCGGGAGAAATTTCTGCCACAAATGGTTACGGCGAATTTACAGTTGTTGTGAGACGTGTTAATACATCAAATATTGCTAATTCACCATATTCATCACAAGACACTGATAGTCAACCAGAAATATTAGAAACATTTAATGTTAATTTAGATCCAAAATCTCCAAAATATATTGGTAGACTGATTGGCGATAAATCAACAACAATTACAGACTCCGGAGATATAATTACTTCCGGAACATATTTAAATCAATCTAAATATATTCGAGTAGAAATTGAACCTAGTGTTGAATCACAAGCAAATTCAAAAACATTGTTGCCATTTGGATTTAGATCAATATATTCACCAATAGCAATGCCATCCGGATCAGCAAATTTAAAATCAGTAGAGTATGTAACATCACAAGCTGCAACTGGCACATATAATGCATCCACCTATTTTGGATTTGATTATACCAATGTTAACAACTTAAATTATTTAGCTCCAGTACCAACTAGCGGATCAACAACAGGATCTAATTTAGATTTTAATTTAGGCGCCGTATCACAAAGTGCACAAACAGCATGGCCATCATTAACAGCACCATATACAGGGTCAATTGATGCAGCCATAACAGCAGGAACTACAGCAGCCAATATTGCTTTATCAACCCGCAAGTTTATAGTACCAATGCAATTCGGATTTGATGGAGCACGTCCAAATCTACCAAAATATTCAGGTGCCAATATTACAGAAGGCAACGTATTTGGATTTGATTGTTCGACATCCACTTCACCTGGGACAAAAGCATATAATAAAGCATTCACATTGTTAAGTAACACTGATTACTATGATATGAACATGTTAATAACACCGGGAATATTAAACAATAAACATGGCAATGTAACAAGTCTTGCAAGATCATTGGTACAAATGCGACAAGATACATTTTATGTTATGGATACACATGGTATTGATTCATCAATCACCAATGTAGTAACAGACACAGCTGTAATTGATAATAACTATGTAGCCAGCTATTGGCCATGGGTTCAAATTTTAAACCCATCAACTAATACACCAGTATATGTACCACCATCAGTAGTTGTTCCAGGAGTATTAGCATTTAATGACCGAGTAGCAGCACCATGGTATGCACCAGCTGGATTAAGTCGTGGAGGCATAACTGGAGTATTGGATACATATGTAAATTTAACACAAGCAAATCGTGATACATTGTATGAAAATCGTATTAATCCAATTGCAAACTTTCCTAATGATGGAATAGCTATATGGGGTCAGAAAACATTGCAAGCAGTGCCTAGTGCATTGGATCGAGTAAATGTACGTCGACTACTTATTGCAGTTAAGAAATTTATTGCATCATCAACAAGGTATCTAGTATTTGAACAAAATACATTGCAAACTAGATCTAGATTTTTAAATATTGTTGAACCATATATGACTCAAGTGCAAGCCAATCAAGGATTATTTGCATTTAAAGTAGTAATGGATGCATCAAATAATACGCCAGCATTAATTGATCAGAATATTTTATACGGACAAATATTTTTGCAGCCAACACGTACGGCTGAATTCATTGTTTTAGACTTTAATATTCAACCAACGGGAGCAGCATTTCCAGGACAGTAACAATTAATATATTATTTTTAATATCAATTGATATTTATATTAAAATAAGAAACCAATACAAAAATAATACAGGAATAATATGGCATTAGATAATACATGGGATGACACCTTAACCGGCAGATTAGGAACAGCAACAGGCGTAGACACAGATCTTGCTGATTTTGGAACTGATAACGCGTTTTTCCGTAACGCATATAATTGGGAACCAAAAAAACAACATCAATTTATTATGAGCATAGCTGGAATTCCTGCATATCTTATTAAGACTGCTGCAAAACCTACTATATCAAATAGTGAAATTACATTGGATCATATTAACGTGCAAAGATACGTAAAAGGAAAATCAGTATGGAGTACAATGGCAATAACATTGTATGATCCAATTGAACCTTCTGCTGCAGGTGCTGTTATAGAATGGGTAAGATTACATCATGAGTCTGTAACAGGACGTGATGGCTATTCTGATATGTATAAAAAAAATATTCAACTTCAACAATTATCGCCATTAGGTGAAATAATTGAAGAATGGAATCTAATTGGTGCATTTATAACTGAAGCCAATTTTGGAGCACTAGATTGGTCAGCTGAAGAAGTAGTAATGATTGATTTAACACTTCGATTTGATTATGCCAAATTAGCATATTAATTAGTAAATTTAATGAATTTGAGTAGATGTGGGGTTATCGCCCCACATTTTTCATGTGCGCACATATTTATAATAAAGTTATAAAAGGACATTCAAATGACAAACGTTTCAAGCAAATTAAACAATCAAGATCTAGTTTTATTGGCAAAAAAAAATTATGAAAACAGTCAACGGGCTAAAACACCTGGGACTATAGTAACATTGCCAAGTAACGGACTAGTATATCCAGAATCATCAATATTACGTAGCAATAGTATCGAAATGCGATTCATGACTGCATATGATGAAGATATTTTAACAAATAGCTCATATTTAAAAGAAGGTGTTATATTTAAAAAATTATTGGAATCATTGATATTAACGCCAGGAATAGCCCCAGACGATTTAACAGTTTCT